TTCCTAGTGAAAAAATTGGCCAGTTTATAACGTGGTTGACAGACACATTTATGAGTACGATGGAATTTTTGTGGAAGACTCTTAAGAGAGGTCTTGAAACCATGAGTTCGGATGAGTTAATGAAACTTGCTGCCGCTGGTGGTCTATATCTTCTGCTTTTCGGTAAAGGGGGAAGCGCAGCAGGTGGATTAGTTGGAGGATTTTTATCTGGCATTCTTACTACTGTAACCAGAGCACTTCCTAGATTAATGGCACCACTTTTAACACCTGGTGGTATGATAGCTGTTGCTATAGGTTCATTAATAGCGGCCGCAACAGAAATGGCAAGAAAACATTTGTTAGATAAGTCTAATGCAAATACTGACGCATTTCAGGCTGAAAGAGAAGGAAAAAGATTAGAAGCTGAAGAATCATTCGTTCAGGGGATGAAAAATTTATATCCAAATAGAAGTGAAGAAGAGTTGAGACAAGGAGTTAGAAGTTTAGCTGAGAGTGAATTGCAGCAAGCAAACGCTCAATTAAGTCAAATCAGCAATCCCCAACAAAGTATAGAAGCTAAATTAATCCTACAAAAAAATCTAAGGGATAAATTTGATCCATCATTTGGTGCACAAAACATTTATGCCCCCGGCCGAGGACCCATTGATGCAGAAGCTGCAAAGAAAAGAAAAAATGCTGAACGCGCAGCTCAAGGTTTACCACCTCTACCAACAACTTCATCGTCGGCTCCACCATCAACCGCACCAGTTCAAGTAGAAGCGCCTACATCTCCACAAAGTAATGTTCTTCGCGTTCAAAATGCACCAGCTGGGTTACCAACAGGTTTTGATTATGACACTTATACAAAACGTATAGGATATAATGAAAGTGGAAATGATTATGGTATTATTAATACATTAGGATATGCGGGAAGGTATCAATTTGGTGCGCAAGCATTAGAAACTTTGGGTTACATGAAACCCGGGAGTTCTAAAGGTGGCAACAAAGCCATGAGAGATCCTTCAAATTGGACAAACGGTCTTTCTCTAGAGAAATTTTTAGCTTCACCAGAAGTACAAGATGAGGCTATGAAAAAATTAACATCTTTTAACTATAAACAGCTTGTCAACAAAGGGATTGTAACTCCAAATATGGATTCAAATGAGTTAGCTGGATACCTCGCTGTAGCACATGGGCTAGGAGTTGGTGGTGTTACGGATTTTGTTCAAGGCAAAAATGGAGCGGACGCATATGGAACAACAGCAAGTAAAATGTTTACTAGTGTTTCTGGTTTGACTCATGCCGGTGATACTGCCACTGGATTTAAGGTGACGCCTTTTTCTTCTGCATTAGCAGGTTTGACTGAAATGGCTGAACCCACAATGAGGGCAACAGGATCAATTTTAAGTTCTCTTCCATCTACACTAGAAAATGTAGGAAACCAAATCGTAAACATCTTCAATAATCAGATGGGAGAAGAAAATAAAATGGCTGAAGTATATCAGCAAGCATTGAGTAGTGTTGATATGGGAAGCCTAAAAGATATGATGAATCCAATATTATTGAGGACAACCCTCTCACAATTTTAAAAAAAAGGGGAGCCTAGCTCCCCTTTTGATTTCAGTCTTCTTCTGCAAGATCCCTGAAATAATCCAGATCACTATCAGTATCAGACTTACTCAATAGATCGTCAGTATCAATATCCTCAATACTGCGTGTCTTCTTTACCTTATGTGATTCAGGAATTACATCTTCTTCTCGCTGAGGAAGTTCACCCCTCTCACCAAGAACAACGTTTAGACGCTCCTTGATCTTATCATAAGACTTGAACTGGGTTGGATTCAAAAACTCCTTGAGAGAATGCTCTTTCTTCCAAATTGCTTCCAACTTATCATCATTACCCTCAAACAGTGCAGAGGGTGAATCAAACTCAGAACGATCATAGTTGCGATAACCCTCAACCTGACGAATCTTGATCTTGAAGTTAGCACCTTCCCAAAAGTCAAAAGGATTAATTGCCGTCTCATCCTCGAACTCGGGATTCATTGCTTCAGTGAGCTTGTCAAAAATCTTCTTGCCGAACTTGAAGAGGAAAACCTTACCTTCATTATCAGGATTCTTGGGATCTGAAATAACAAGAATATTAGAAATATATGTCAGCTTGCGCTTACGCTTGCGAACAATTTCCTTATTTGCTTCCAAACCAGAATTCCAAAGACCATTGTTGCTCTCACAAACTGGGCACTTTTCGTTTAGAGTGGTTAGGCAATTTTCAATCAACCAACCGCCTGGTCCCTGAAAACCGTGTGAGAATGTGCGAACCCACGGAAGACCATCTTCACCATCGACTTCAGATGCGGGAAGAAAACGAATGACTGCGGTACCATTTCCAGCCTTGTCGGTTTCTGGATACCAGAAACGATCATCATTGCCAGAATTTTTCTCTGAGAGACTTTCGATAGCCTTTGATAGCTTATCGAGACTGCCCTTGGACTTCTTTAGATTTGAAAATGAATATGACATTTGTATACCTCGTATGTTTTAGTATGTTTTAATATATTTACTTGTCCACAATAACATAATAACATTTTATTTAGCATGTTGCAAGTTGTTCTTTCAAAATCTTTTTAAATTTTGTTGTATCAAATTGGAGAAATGGTGTGTATTTCCTACTCATCATTTCAAAGTCTGGCCATCTAAAAGTATCAGTTATTTTTTTATTCCACATCGGGACAAATTTCAATATGGAATTTAAAATGATAAAAGATTCCAAATGAATATCTTTCTGAAGTGTTAGTTTCAGAAGGGGTGGATATGCATCAGTCACTCTTAACATATCATTCAAATCATCGAACTTATCAATCAAAAATTCAATGTCATTTTTGAACGTATAAGATAATGATTGAAGAATTTTTTGCTTTTCTAGAAATCTTTCATTAGCTTCATCTTTCAACAATTCCTTTGACCAGATCTTAGGATTGAAAATAAAATTAGAAACAAAAAAAAGTTCTAGATCTTCATCAGAATATTTTCTCACAATCTTCACAAAATCATATTTGTCTTTTCTCTTTTCAAATGTTGTTTTTGCAACATTAGTTTTTCCATGATATTTGTGATAGTCAAATTTTTCTGTAGTAAAGTGCAGCTTCAATGCACTATACATTACAAAAGACTCATATGGTGTCATGTAACTAAACCGGAAGAGTGTTTGCTTTTGGCAACAAATTCAGTTCTTGTGCTTCTTGGCGTATTCTTTGTTTTAGTTTTTGACTGATCAGTGACGATGCGGTTTCAATTTCAATCTCATATTTTTCACAATATGCGATGATTGAATCCATAATAGTCAGATTGGAAGTTTTAGCCAGATGTTCAATTGTCTGGCTAAACTTCAGTATTTCATCTTCGGTTGGCATTACTTTACGACTGTTCCGTATAGTACCTCAAAAGTTTCATGTTCAGCAACTTCTTCCTGAAAGGTTTGCTTATGATAAACCTTAACCATCTTGTTTAGAACCTTCTTTTCTAGAAGAAGTTCATCACAAATATTCTTCTTCATCTCGCGAATGAGTTCGCGCTCACTCTCAATCCTAGCCAAGCTATTAGATGCTTCACGGAGCATATCCAGCAACTTCTTTTGATCTTCAGGATTTGTCAAAATAGTTTGATTACTCATCTCTATCTCCATTATCTATAAAATAAATGATTTTCAATTTTTGTCACCAAAGTTCTACTTTGGTGAAAGCGTGGTTTTACATAGTCTGCATGAAAGTATAGCACATCTTGCATCTGCTCAACAGCAATTTTATCGAATTCTCCATTGAGAGCTTTTTCCGCAACTTCCATTGATTCTATCCAATTCGCACCATGCGGAACTTTACGTTTTTTGCAGAAATAGGAAAATTGACATTGCTGATTACGTCTTTTTTGTGATACAACATCACAAATTTTTAGTGGAAAATTATTATTATTTGAACGATTTAAAATCACTAGAGCAACAGCTTCTTTTCCACGAATGGATTGATTACCCGCTTCATAAAATATAGCTTCAGATAAACACTTGAATTCTTCGGGGTCATAGTTATCAACCAAAGAATAAATGTCGTGTTTTTTTACCGTTCTTGGTTCAAACGGTAGATTTATTTTCACAGATTCTTTCTCGGTTTGTTGAACGAGAGTTTCTTGTTTCATTTTTAAATTTGCTGAAATAATTACCATGGCAAAGGCGATTATTACTGCACCAATCATTTGGATTGATGTTTTCATATTTCCTCCTTTTAGGGATTGGAGCGGGGTATGAGAATCGAACTCACCGCTTCAGCTTGGAAGGCTGAGGTATTACCACTATACGAACCCCGCTGGGCTTAGTTTTTTTACATGTTACATGACAAAGGTGTTTACCACCACATTAACATGTTTTCGACTTTTTTGTTGAATTTGCTCCTGGCAGATTTAGACGAGTGTCTGTATAGCTTACTAAAAAACATCCTTATTGTAAATAGCGTTTGATACATATTCCTTATA